GTTGCAGGTGCTGCTGGTTTTGCTTTTGGTTTCTCTTCTGGTGCTGCTTTTGCTTTTGCAGGTTCTGCTGCTTGTGGTTTTGCAGCAGCAGGTTTTGTAGCAGGTCCTTCTTGCTTTTTCTTTCCTCTTTTATCAACAAAGACAAGTTTTCCTTTTTCAGTAGTTGCAACAAAATTACCACGGGTATCTAACCAACCACCGTGTCCATCACTCTTGAGGTTTAACTTTTTCGCTTGCAAGGATGCCTGCGACTGTCCTGCCTCAGTTAGAAATTGGAAAAAACTCTTCATATTGTTTAATCTTATACTTTTATTTATTAATTCAACAAAAACGATGGATCTTTATCCAAATCAAAATTACTTTTCCTTAGTCCAGAAATTTTAAGAGCCATCAAAAAAGACCACCTCTCTTGACTTGCAGAATTTGTTTTTATTCTTATTCTAATACTACTTTTACCAACCATAGATGAAAATCTAGGAACACCAAATCCTTCGATGTCTTTTCCCATATAATATAATCCAAATCCTTTTACTTGGATATAATATGTTTTCTTAGAATTATAATAGGTTTCAACTGCTTCTGCAGCCCCCTTTCCTTCCATTAGAAACTTATCCGGAAAATTATTAAGATCTAATTTTCTTGCTATTTTTCTTTTGGCGAGATTGGAATAATCATTACCAAGAACAAATCTCTGCGGTGGAGTTTTTTCGGGTTTCCACCAATTATTTGCCTGACGAATAATATCAAAATTTTTAGCAATACCAATCATAGTTTGAGCAGCTTCTTTTTGATTGCTAGATTTTCTCTCATCAATATAAAACTTATTGGTGGTTGTGTCATAATCCATATTCAACTGAGCAAAATCAGCTGATAACTTTTCTTTTAATTCAAATTTAGTTATTTTAGGGGCATTTTTTGGAAGAGTCATTTCTAGATCAGCTTTGGCATTATCTGCTCCAGCAGGATCACCACAAGTAAATCCTTTAGATCTAAGATTTTTGATAAGATTTTCTTCATACAAAAATCCAGCATTAGAAGGTATTGGTTTTCCTGTAGGCGATTCACCATCTATTAATGCTTGATCATCCTTTACTTTTGACATCTATACAAACACTCTTTCAAGTATTTAGAAGTGGAGATAAGGAGACTCGAACTCCTGACATCAGCCTTGCAAAGACCGCGCTCTACCAATCTGAGCTATATCCCCGAATATAAAGATTATAAAACCCCTCAACTAAAAAGTCAAGGGGTTTGGAGCAACCTTCCGTGGTTATTTATCAACCCTTCTTAGCACGAAGTTTTGCAAGAATCGCTCCTGCTACTTTCTTACCGCGCTCCTCAGAACCATAACGCTTTGCAGCAGACTTAGCAATCTTTGCGAATGCTTTTCCAGGTTTTCCGATATCCTTACCTGCTCTTGCTGCTTTTGCAGAGTAGGTTGCTTCATCAAGTTCTTCTTCCTCTTCGTCCTCATCCTCTTCTTCTTTCTTACTCTTCTTTCCTTTCTTCATTTCCTTTTCATCTTTATCCTCTTTATCATCTTTTTCTTCATCATCATCTTTATGCATCTCTTCAACAATAGGAGCATAAACCTGCTGGTATGCCTCCATCAAATCTCTAAGTTCTTTGCTATCCATTAGAAAATAGTAATACTCTTCTAAGGATATTTATAAAAAAAGACTCCGAAGAGTCACTCAACAACAGAACTGATGGCATCGTCAAGATCAGTAATGACTTCACGAATCTCAAAGACACGCTCTGGACAAGTAACATCAGTACTATATCCTTTCTGTGCATCAAACAGAACTTGACGGACTGCTGCTGCAGCACGGACAGACATCTCTACACTTACTTTACTCACAGGTCTCCCTCCACACGATTTTCAGAACGGTATACATCAAATGCTCCTTCAGGATAACGAGCACTCAGTTTCTCATAATTCATTTCCATAATATCGTGGAAGTTGGTATCAAGTGCCATACATGCTTGAGCAATGTACCACAGAATATCACCCAACTCACGCTTCATATGAAAAACACTTTCTTCATTGTAGGATTTACCTTGAAGGAAAATCTTTTTGACAACTTCAGTGAACTCACCTGCTTCAGCACTCATACCAAGAGCAGCAGTCAGAAGACGGGGAACATCAACATCAGATTCAACTTCAAGTTGACTGAGACGGGATAGCAAATCAGCATAGTTAGTGCTAGCAGGACTTGTGGTTTGACGAACAAAGTCAATATACTTATTAGAGTCAATAACTTTTTTATCAGTCATAATTATACAATAAAAGGTTCTAGTTCAGATTGGGGTAAAATTTGTTGTGCTGGAAGTTGCAAATCATCTTCCAGTCTTATATGAGGGACATCAACTGTCTGTGGGTTAACATATCTGACTTGACGGTATGATCTGGTTGGGTTCATTTCTACAAGTGAAATAGCATCACGTATGTTTCCACAATCAGCAATCTTTTTACCATCTCTATCAAATACAGAGTAGTAATTCAAAACTTAAATCCCTCAAATGATTTCTTTGGTTTCTTTTCTTCATAATCATACTCCTCTTCTCTACCGCTGTCAACTATATCATTTTGAGCAGATTGTTCACAATCATAAAGACGCATCTTTGCTCGATCAATACCTACCACAAAACGCTTGTGGATGGTCGGATCATTATAACGATTCTTCAGTTGCTTCACAAGGATTTGTCCAAGACCTTCAAGATCTTCAGTAGAAATAAGAGCAAACATCAAGTCAGCAGTTGCGGGAAGACCGAATGATTCTGAAGTATCTGTCAGTTCAACATCAGAGGAACCATAACCAGAGCGGGTAGTTTGAGTAGCACTTACAATAGGAACACTAAACTCCACAGCAAGACCACGAAGTTCTTCTGCAATCGCTTTCACAAAAGTGTAAGAGTTGATATTACTATTTCCCCGATATCGAGAAGATGCACAGATGTTCAGATAATCAATAAAGATAATATCTGGTCGGAATGATTTCTTAAGTGCAAGTTCATTAAGAAGTGACTTAAAGTGTCCTGCATGAGCAGAAGCAGTTGGGTACTCCTTAATAATCAGTTGTCCTTGAGTTTTCTTCGCAAGATTAGTAACCTTGTTTTCAAACATTACTTTCGGGAGTTCTGCGATCTCCTGAATAGGTACATTAAGAAGGTTGGCATCAATTCTTTCTGCAATTCGTTCTTCTGCCATCTCAAGTGTGATGTAGAGAACGTTTTTTCCTTGCAGTAAGACGGAACTAGCGACGTGGCACATGAATAGAGACTTTCCGACACCCGTACCAGCCAAAGCGATGTTGAGAGTCTTATTAGGCAAACCACCTTTTGTGATTTTGTTAAAGTATTCAAGATCAAAAGAGATCTTCTCCTCTTTTCTGTGATATGTCTCGTAACGTTGCTCATAATCTTGAAGATAATCGTGACCAATATGAGTATCAAAAGAAACTGCAAGAGCATCCGATAAAATACCAGGAATAGCATCTCTTCCTTTCTTTTCATCCTTTCCATCAACAAGAGAGATGGATTCTATAAGTGCTAAGTAGATTGCACGATCTCTACACCATTTCTCTGTAGTATTAACTAACCAATTAAATTCAGATGGGTCATCGTCAAGATAACTAACCATCTGTGTAATTTCTTTAAAAGAAGTGTCATTAATATCTTGACGTTTTTCTACTTCAATACAGAGAACTTCTTTTGTTGCAGGTTGATTATATTCCTGGACAAATTTGAGAATTTCTTCAAATAATACCTTTTGATTAAAATCTTCAAAGTATTCTGATTTAATAAAGGGAATAACTTTGCGAACATATTCTTCATTATGAATCAGATTACGAAGAATGAGAGATTCAATTTTATCCATGGGGCATATCAAATACAAATGTTATTCTTGTCTCATCACCGATATTCACGGTTCCATGAGGTAGTTTGTTATTGAACCAAAGAAGAGTTCCTGGTTCAACAATCACGCTTTCTTTTCCACAAAAATATTGATACCTTCCAAGAATTGAAAGGTGATATCTATCTCGTGTGAGGTAGTAAGTACCTTCATCAATATGTGCTCCAACAATCTCATCAACTGGAAGAGAAAGAAATCCGCATCTATGAAGTTCTCTATTTCCAAAGTGCTTGCGAATGATCTTTCTTATTTCGCTGTGATGTTCAAATGCAGGAGTTTTGATGTTTATCTCAGAATCCCCAACAAAGTCTTCCTTGTTCTTAACACCACCCATTATAAGTTGAAGAGCACTTACTGGCAAGTCAGCAAACCCTCTATCAACCAAGGACTGAGAATCCTTCAGATGCTTCTGATGGTCCCAGTCCTGAGGATGTTTTTTAAGTTGTTCTATGACTTTGCTTACGTTGATTTCAGTCTTGAGAACTTTGATCATAAACCGTAACTAAACTCCTGTTTAGCGATCTGATCAAGTTTCTCCATTACTTCTGGGGTGAAATATTCCTCTGGGTTTGCAAGGATTTGTTTTCCGTAGATTTTTTTACCATCGATCTCGTAACGTCCTGCGACATTCTTCCAAAGTCCACCGATCTCACCGAGTTCAAGAAGACCATAATAACGATCAAGACCACGCTCATCGTAATAGAGACGCACCGTAACATCCTTATTCTCCTTACTCAGACGCGACTTAGCAGTCTTAGCTTTGATAAGATTGCCGACCACTTCTGTTCCATCTTTTTCTTTCTTTTTGCTGAGATAGATGATCGTA